CAGCTCCAGCTCCAGCTCCAGCTCCAGCTCCAGCTCCAGCTCCAGCTCCAGCTCCAGCTCCAGTTGAGGAAGCTCCAAAGCCTGTGAAGAAGGTTGTCCGAAAGACGACTAAAAAGAAGGTTGCGACTGGGGAGACTGTTTTGAAGTAATGTAATATACACCTCCTAAAATTAACACTACCATCACCATGAGATAGCTAAATGGGTATTTCTTTGTTTCCTTTCTAGCTTTCTCCAATTGTTCTGCATCTGGTAATTTTTTAACGTTATGATTAAGGTCGTCTATTTTGTCCATCAGACGATCTAACGCCTGTAATATCTGTACCTCCTTGTTTCTTGGTTTTTCTTTTACGTCTATAGTTGTTATTTCAATTATCATATAAAATGATACACTTGGTTTAAGTAATTCATAGTCTCCATCTCCTTGTGATTCGTATAACTTGAAATTTGTTTTTTGTATTGATATAGGGTTAAATAGAGAGGTTTCTCTGTGAAATGATCTCCATTGTTTATCCCTCATTATGAATGAGTTACTCCCTGTAAAACTTCTCTCGAGTGGTATGCGTGCGAGTATTTGTCCATTTCTTTCATCGAGTATTTGTGCTCGTTTTGGTATATCTTCACACACAACATCTATGTATTTTGATACATCAGTTGCTCCATTTGAATCGTTCTCCCCAACCTGTGTCACATAAAAGTCAACTATTTTGAATCCTATGACTTTAGTCATGTCTTCCATGTGTACATTTGAATCTAAAGAAAAATCAATCGTAAATGCATTGTTTGATCCTTTTACGAATTCTGAATCGACTGTTATGTACTGGATCTTCTTCGGTACTTCATGAAGATTCATCTTGTAATTAAGTTAGATAAAAAAAGCATAACATAAACACGTATATGTGGTGGCTTTATCCACGAGCGTTTTGTTACGCTTTAGCGACAACTTGGATCTTCAGGGTCGCAAAGGGTGTATTTGTGTTTGTAGCACACGTACCGGAATATATTGAATATTCAATCGACGACTTTAGGTGGGCGTCTCTTTCAGAGCATCCTAAGCGATTTCTGAGAACTATACAGAGTGAGAAGAAAAAACTCGAAGAAGAACATCTCAGTAAGAAGAAAGAAGAATGAGTCTATACGACAGATTATTTAACATTTTTATTCCTAAGACAATCAGCTACGACATAAAAACCGACCATACCAAAGAAGGTTACGAGATAGTCACGGCCATAAACGAGGCTGGTGAAGAGATTACACTTCAATTTCCAAAGACTTATAAAGGATTAGTGAGTATATAATGCAAGATGGTTGCACGACCCATGATTTCCGCCTTGCGTTCTGTCAAGCCACGAGATCTCTGTGTACAGACATCCAAATCGAAATTTGGAAAAAGGTCATCCAACAAGAGATGCGGTGTCCGGATGCACCAAAAAAACAATCACTCCATTTACGACATGAGCTTCAGGGATCTGGGTATCATTCTCAAAACTCTTCGTGTACACCAAATTTACGGAGAAGAAGACTCTTCGATGTATGATCCCGCAATTGATCTTGTGAGATTACGAATGCACGAATTAAAAATGCAAACACTCAATGACCGAATGAACGAATATATGGTATGCTGTTCTGAAATTGAACGCTTCAAGGAAATTGAAAATCGAAATATTGAGAAGGAACGTTTTTACAGCAAATTTTCAAGTTGGAGACCTTCAACTAGACACACGGAATTTACTCACGACGATAAACTCATGGAAGCCCAGGTAAGACTTTACGAAATTGTAGAGCGTTGTAGAGATTTCGAACAACGAGAAAAGATCTTTAAGAAATCGACCTTCGGTAGACTTGCATCTAGAATTGACTTTTAATAATACACTTAAACAAATCAAACGTAAATGATATAGATAGAAACAATGAGCCTCTGCCTTGAACTTGTTAAGCATTGCACGACTCTCTGTCGTCTTTCCTATTTGGATGATTTGATGACCAGAATGACCGGTGTAGACACGGAGGTGTGGGCATTGAAATGTCATAATTTTCCGGAAAAGCTCATTCCCCATAATTCAAAAAGTCACCTGTGCTACATGGGTATTTTAAAGGAAAAACTAAATGCATCATATGGCCAAGTTCATTTCTTGACATTTGGTCATGAAAATTTCTTGGAAGATGCAAGTATGCCTAACACCGGCGTGTTAGAGTACATGTATGATATGTACTGTGAACACGTTAAATTACAGGGTGGTAGCGACGAAGATGAGGTAAATTTGTACCCTATTCAAATTGACGAAGAATCACTTGATTATTGGGTTGATATTGCAAAGAATACGTGGGGTATTAAGGAAAAGGGGCAATTGAAAGAATTCATCAAGTATAACGAGTTATCTGAGTGGGTTGATTGGGAAGCACTCGAAGAATATTTACCTCTTATCGACTACCCAAGTGAGTCTGAGACCGATTCGGAATCTGAGACCGAATCGGAGACTGAATCGGAGACCGAATCGGAGACCGAATCGGATACTGAAGATGGGGAAATCAAACACGATGAAGACGAACTACCGAGAAAAAGAAGAAAGTATACGTACGACAGTGAAGACGAGGCCTAAATGTCAATATCCTGGGTGTTGGCATAAATCATCTAAATATGGGTGTTGTAAATCACATGTAGATGAAGGTATAGCCTCTGAAACCCTTTTAGAGCTCAAGTACGGATGAAATAATAGAGTTCTCGGTTCAATATTAGGCTTTTAATAAATATTTGCAATAACGTTCATTTAAATTTCCCATTGGAGAATATTCAAAAAAGAGGTGGACGAGTGCTCCTGTAAGTACGAGCGCCCGTGCATCTTTCACGACTTTAGATACGCCCGTGTATATAGCCAATGTCAGTAATCCTATCAATATGGCTTCAACGAGAACAAGTGACACTGGTCGATCGATCATTAAAATTACTGAGAAAAGAATTCCTAAGTCGATGCGAGTGGTATGATAAAATAAGTCACTCAAACTCAAAATGGCCGACATCACCGATCTCATCAAGTCTCTCATCGAAGAAGTGAAAACGCTTCGGGTCGAGAACAAACAACTTCACGAAGAAGTTAAATGTATCCGAGAAGAAATGAAAACGAAAAAACGAATGCCCAAAGATCCAGTCGAACCAAGGGTGCAATGTAACGCGGTTGCTGTATCTAGTGGAAACAGGTGTAAATGCAGAGCAAAACCGGGTAAAGATGTGTGTGAGAAGCACGACAAGCCACCCCCGGTTCAACAGGCTTCTACCTCTGAAAATGAGGTACCTGCACGAAAGAAAAAGCCGAGAGTTAAAAAAGATATCAAAAAAAAGGAAGTACCTGTGCACAATCACCCCATAGGTGAGTCGCCAACAGAAGGTGTGGTCTGTGAATTATGTGAAAATCACGGGGATATTTTTGATCCGGATACAGCTGATGCCGACTTCGAGGTGTGTGAAGAGAATGGTCAGAGTATAGAAGAACGGTTGCGCATCATGTTAGAAAGTGAAGGAGAATAAAAGATTTGTGTGTAATAATTAAAAATGGATCCTATCAGAAGTATCATGTCCCTTGTGGACGAACACAAAACTGACCTCCCCGAAAATGTGTATCTCGAAATATGTGATAATCTCAAACGTTTGTACGCTTCCGGTGATACCGTGAGAGACAATTACATACTTAATTTAACGAATGACTATTTAGAATTAATGGAACAAAATGAAACGCTGCGCAAAGAAATCACACAGATGAAGCGTGATTTAGTTCGTTCAAGAATGGCGAGATTTGATGATGTATCTGTACCCATATCAAATACTCGCACGTTCCTCGAGAATCTAGTGGGTGCATCCTCAAATACAGCAACCGTGAATTCGTTTGATGACATACCTTTACCACCATTGAGAATCAGGTTTTAAATTACAAGTTCCTTTTCGTGTCCTACTTTTAGTTCAGTGTTTACAATGATGTCGTACCCGGCATCTTTAGCATTTTTACAAAACGACACATCTTCTGAGCACATTTCGTGTATGACTGTACCATCGTCTGCCTCAAATACTTGTAATTCCCTATGAAAGTATGGGTATTTCATATTTTCGAGTACCTCTCGTTTTACAGCCATGAATCCCATACCATTATACGCCACTTTCATATAATTCGGTGCACCTTCTAAATCTTCCACGCGCAAAAATTTAAACGATCCATGCTTCTTGAAATAATCTGCGTTCCACGTTTTTACTGCTGCGTAGTGTTTCATGTCTATCATTCTGTAAATACCTGATACTATTGGGTGTTTGTCGGTATCTTCTATTAACTGTTCCAATTGTTCCGGTATGAAAAATATGTCACTATCTATAGTGACCCACACGTCGTAATCGACTTCCCCATTAAATGGTTTTTGGTCAATACCTCTGAGCGTGTTAAGACCAAGAGTTTTCATTCTTGAAAATGGAACAAAGCTACTATAGTCATTTACCGTCATGACTTTGTAACCCTTTCCTTGTAGATATAAAAGTGCATTTGTCCAGTTTCGTAAAAATGCACCCGAAAATTGATTTCCTGGAAGAGCTATGATGATTGTCTTCATTTAAAGATGTATAGATGTACATCTTTAAACTCAGATAAAGTCAAGTACGTATCATTTAATAAGAAATATGCGTGTTAGACGTACTAGAAACCCAGATCCGGATTATGTTTTCGAAGAGTCAGATGATGAATTAGAAGACTACTATAAACCCGCACCCAAACCATATTTTGGTAATGGATTTAAAATCATCTTCGATAGCCGGGAAGAAAAACACAGATTCATGAAGAAGGTTGG